ATAGAAACTTTAAACCATTCTCCATTGTTATCTTTACAAATATTTTTTATTTTCTTATGTGCTTGTTGTTCAGCACTTCGTCTATCGTCAAAGTATTTCTTAAACCTTAATGCGTAGTCTCTAAAAGGACTAGAGGTTTGATACTGTTTACATCTGTCCTCTGCATCAATAGCCATACCAACTTTAACCCAACCTTTCCAACAAGGATTAGTTATAACATATACATAACCTTCACTAGATTTTTCATAGCCAGATAAAGCAGAGAAAGCTGCACCTTCAAATGTTTTGAATCTGCCTGCTTTATATAAAGGATGGTTTTTTGGTACATACTTACCGTTAACATACATCCTATCTGGATTATGTTTTGTTCGATTAGGATTATTACAATCTTGACATTGTGTTCTATTAGTTTTTTTCCAAGAACTATTCCAATTAGCATCTGTTAGTTCTACACCACATGTATTACAATTTTCTTTAGTGTGTTTCACTTAACAGCTCCTCTATGTTATTTAATTCTTTTATTGGAAGGTTATAACAGTCTGTTGAAACTTTCCAATTATTAGAAGGATCTACTTCTCCTTTTTTAAGGAAGGTAGCTTTTTTAAAATAGTCTTCTTTATTTATATATCCTAATATCCATCCCTGAGTCCTGTCTTTTAAAATGCGTGTAAATACATATATATTACAGCGTTGCTTAGTATTAAGAGCAGCAACTGAACACTCATAATAATCTCTAGGAGGAGTAGTTACTCGTTTAGTTTTAACATCTATTTTTATATCCTTAAATATCATATCGTAATCATAAGTGTTAGATATTTTTATATCTAAAAATTTAGCTACAATTATTTCTCCTAAAAATCCATGTATATTTCCCTGTCCTTTTGTTATAGAATTTTTTAATTCTCCCATTTCTTTAGCAAGTATCTCTGCCTGTTGTATATCATGTTTAGTTATATCAGTGTGTTTCACTCCAGTTCCCTCCATATTGNTATTCNCCATCTAAAGGACAGTTCATNTTAAAAACTTGTCCTGCTTCTATAATAGATCNAACACCCATNGCACCTATTANTNCTGCTGTTTNTTTAGGTACTTCCATTTGCCACTCATCATGGATGTTAGCAACAAACTTATACTTTAGGTTTGCTTCACGTAAATGCTTGTCAAATATAACAAGTGCTTGCTTCATAACTATCGCACCTGCTCCTTGTAATAAAGTATTTAAAGCTGAGTGTGCGTTGCGTATAAATAATTTTCTACCATCTAATCCTTTGACGAAGCCTCTTGCTGCTGCTCTCGTAACTCTATCTCTAAGAGTTTTAAATGATGGTTTATTATCAAAGAACAGTTGTCTAGACTTTCTACCAGTTGATTTATTTCCACCAACCACGCTTCCAAGCTTCTCATCTCCTGCTCCGTACATAAGCGCATAGATGAATGTCTTTGCCTGATCTCTTGATTTAAGTCCTGCAAGCTTTTGATTAGCGGTATGTATGTCTCCGTTAAGTATTTCATTTGTAAACTCCTCGTCTTTCATATAGTGAGATAACATTCTTAGTTCTAAACCTGACGCATCAATACCTAGTAAGACATTACCTTCGTCTACTGTCCAACACGCACGACACTCCTTGCCATAAGGCTGACGTAAGCTAGGAATCTGCGCTGTGTTTGGACTACGATGTGTCATGCGACCTGTGATAGCACCGTTAGGTATAACAAAGCCATGTATTCTACCATCTTCTTCAACTGCTTTAACCCACGAATCAACCTGTGCTATACGTTTCTGTAACAAAAGAAACTCTGCAATGAGACTAGCTTCGTGTATGTGTGTAACTTCTGATAAAGTTTTTTCATCTACAATAGGCTGACCAGTAGGTGTAAATCTTTCTGGCTTCCAACCAAAGTCAATCAAGTATTCTCCAATCTGTTTACGACTGCCAAGATTAAAGTCAACTAACTTTCTACGCATGAAAGGATCTGTGTTACCAAACCACAAACAGTTATCGTACTCTTCATCAGACAATCCACGTTTGGATAACTGACCATCTTTCTTAATATAAGGTGTAACTATTTTATCATCTACCCATTTAGGTTTAAATGTATTGTGTACTTCATCTTCTATCTTTTGTTTTCTTTCTCTCAGATTAGCGAGCAATATCTCAGCAGAGTAACTATCAAACTTAAATCCATTCTCTTCTTGCTCCTTCATTATCTTTGCAACACCATGTTCTAGCAATACACTTTCCTTAGAAAACTGTTTAGATTCTAAACGTAAGCTCTTGAATACTAAAGTATTTAACTGCACATCTCTGACACAATACTTCAACATTTCTGCAGAATAATCTTTGTACTCTTCAAAAGAAATCTTAGGATATTCTAACTTGTATCCCCAAGCTTCAAGACTATGACCACCTGCTCGGATAGGATTAAGAAGTCGTGACAAGACTAAGGTATCTAATGCTTCGATATGAGACAGATCAGTACCTGTTAGTTTTTTAACTACAGGAATATCAAAGCCAACAATATTGTGTCCTATTAATCTATCAGCGGTACTTAAAAATTTAACACCCTCATCAATCTGATTAGGTTTAAACTTAAAGATCTCTCCTGAGTTAGGATCTTGACACACTATACAATGTATCTTTGTTGCTTTAAGATCGTCTGTTTCTATATCAAATACTAAATCCATATTAAAATCCTTCGTTATTTTCTACTTCTAAATCTTCGTTAGATATTTCTTTAAGTCTACCTGTTTCGTTATCATATAATAAATGACAAGCCATACCAACATCACCTGTGTACCTAGACTTTAATACACGAACCTTAGTTGTCTGTGACTCTTGATGATCGTCTGACTGTTGGTTACGTTCAAGAGCCAATACACAATCACTAAGCTGTGCAATACTTTGACTACCTCTAAGGTGAGATAGGTTTACTTCGATACCGTTCTCATGTCCTTTGTTACCATCAATTCTGCGCAAGTGTGATACAAGAATAAGACCTGCACCTGTTTCTTCTACTATAGATCTAAGCTTAGTCATAATAGAATCAATGGTACGTCTTTCATCTCCTTCAGTAGATGCGCTGACAAGCATGTGCAAGTGATCTACTACTACCCATTTACAGCCACAACCTATGATCATAAACCTTATCTTAGAAAAGATTTCGTCTAGCTCGTTAGCTCCAAAATGAGCATGTACCCATACTCTATTCTTATTCTGTCCATCATATAGAATATCAAAGAGCTTATCTAATTCTTCTTTAGAATATCTTTCTCGTACCTGATCTATATATAACCTAGCGTTAGCTTCGATAGATAAGATACCATCAATAGTTCTGCGCCAATCTTCTTCAAGTGCAATGACACCTACGTTATCTTTAGTCTGGTTAATTAGCCAATGTTCTATCTCTCTCGTAACACTAGACTTACCAAGACCTGTACCACCTGTAAGAGTAACAAGCTCACCTTGTCTCATACCATACAGCTTCTTGTTAAGACCTTCGTATGGGTAAGGTACGCTCTCTTTCTTTTCTCTGTTGTGAAACTTCTCACGTTGTTCAGAGACATTGATAACTCCAGATGGAGTGTACGTTTTAGCAGACCACCAAGCTTCAGTAAACTGCTTGTGTTTGTTCTGCCGTAGCATATCGTTAGGATCTTTACACCCTGTAGGCAACGTCATAATACGAGCCTTGCTAGGCTTAAACAATCTAGCTACTTTAGTGCTTGCTTCTTTACCTGCTTTGTCATTATCAAATGCAATGATAATGTTTTCAAAGTCATCAAAGAACTCAAGGCTTTCTTTTATATCTCGTACTGCACCTGCCGCACCGCGCTTAATAGAAACTACAGCCCACTTACTGCCTAGTAATTCGTAAGCTGCCATTGCGTCACATTCGCCTTCGGTAATCGTTATATACTTACCGCTTTTAAATAACTGCTGTCCGAATAAACCTGTGTCACTATACGTTCCTTGTAGAAAGAAACCTTTATCATTTACGTTACGACACTTGGTTGCTGATAGCTCATGTCCGTTGTAGTAAGGATAGAAATGCTTAGTTACTCTGCCTTGTAAATCGTGTTGTGCTTTCACACCATATTTTTTTGCAGTCTCTAACTTTATCTTTCTATCTGTCAACGCAGAATAAGTACCTGCTATATCATTTACTTGTTGTTGTTGTTGCTGAACAAGTGGTTTAATTTTATTTACTTCCATATCTTTTCCTTTGCTTGCATCATCATAGTTAGGCATNAACTCATCACAGCTAAAACATTTTGCTGATCTGTCTTTATTGATACCAACAGCATCACTGCTGTCACACAAAGGACAAGGTTGGTGTACCAACTCCCATTCTTTTTCGTCAAACTCTGCCCTCATGCTTTGCTCCTTTTAAAATTAAGAGGCGGATAAGTTACCATCTTATCTCTTATGTTCTCTTGAATGGTACTGCCTCTCTTGTTAAGTTTAATTGTTAGATTTTACTGCGTCTTCTCCTTCTACCAATTCTTCATCAGCTTCTCCTGTTGGTTTAGCATCTTCATTAACAATACTAATTATCCTACCTGAAAAAAAGTTAAGGCTTGCGTCTATCTCCTCCATGTCTAACGCAAGAGTTGCTTTCTTCTGATTCAATCTTTGTATCCTACCAAAGATACCTTGTGCTTCTTCAGGTAAATCCTCTACTGAAATCTGCACATCATCAATAGTAATAAAAGGTTTCTGTTCATCAACCATCTTAAAACTCCTCGTTATCCAAGTCACCGCCATCTTCATAGTCAACAAGCTCGTTAACCTTAACAGCGACTAACTCTCCAAACGTACCATAAGCTGTACTGTATGGTCTAACCTTTACAGTAATGTTAGAACCATTACCAATCAAACAATCTAAAGGATTACCATCAGCATCAATTAGCTTTGGAGCTTTGTTGGCGACACCATCTTTCTTNCGTATCGCAGTCTTACTGAACATGAACGCAGGCTCATCATACTTAGCNTTGCCTGCTCTATCGGTAGACTGTTTAAGACCTGCTGCTTCTAAGTCAGATGCTGTGTCTTCGTCAGTCAAGATAGTAACCATGTATTTATGTGGCTCAAAACGTGTGTTAGGTACAGACACGTTAGCCCACATTGCTTTTCCT